AGGGCTGTCAACACTTACACTTGGCCTGTTGTTGACCAGCAAGCTCTTTGCCGTATTACTGCTGTTTGGGGCTGGGCTTCGGTTCCTATCGCTATCAAGCAGGCAACAATCATTCAGTCCTCAAGACTTTACAAGCGCCTTGACTCGCCTCTCGGTGTTGCTGGATTCGGTGACATGGGAGCTATCCGCGTTGGTCGCTACCTAGACCCAGATGTTGAACAGCTAGCCATGCCATTTAGAATTATGAGAAACTTCGGCTAATGAGCATCAGTCAAATTAGGACTGCCCTAGCTACAAACCTTGCCACAATCTCAGGGCTTAGAACTGCCGCAGAAATCCCTGACCTACCTAACCCGCCTATCGCTGTCGTTAGCTTGGATTCGGTTACATACGACCAAGCCTACGCAAAAGGAATGACCAGCTACAATTTCACAATTACTGTCATTGTTGGCAGGTCTGCTGAAAGAGAAGCTCAGCGCAAGCTTGATGGCTACATTACGCCAGGAGCAAATAGTGTCAAAAATGCGATAGAATCAAACAAGACTCTTGGTGGATATGCCTACGACTGCCGAGTCGTGTCAATGAACTCAGTTGGTTCAGTGACAATCAGTGATACAACATACCTGGCTGCTGACTTTTCGGTCACAGTCATAGCAAACTAGGAGAAATAAATTGGCTAAATTTTACGCACAAGACTACAAGGTCACAATCGGTACTGCTGTACTAAGCAGCTCTATCGCTTCTGTAACTTTGGACATTACCACTGATGAGGTAGAAACCACATCATTCGGTTCAAGCTACCGCTCAAGAATTGGTGGTCTAAAAGACGCATCTGTATCTCTTGACTTCCACCAGGACTTCGGAGCAGGCGCTGTTGACTCTCTACTATTCCCACTTATGGGTCAGACAGTAGCAGTCAAGATTGCACCTACTTCTGGAACTGTAACTGCTACAAACCCTGAGTACCGCTTTGACGCTCTAGTAACCCAGTACCAGCCTTTCGCTGGCGCTGTTGGCGACTTGGCTACCCTATCTGTAACTTGGCCAGTATCTGGCGAGGTTGTAAGAGGAACTGCACCAGCCGCCTAATCCTGCTAAGCTAATCGCATGAGACTAAACCTACAAATACAGTTCACCGATAAGCCAAACGAGTACAAGCAAGTTGTTTGCAGCCCATCAGACATGATAAAGCTGGAAACAAAGTTTGACATCTCGATTGCCAGTCTTGAATCAAACATCAAGATTACTCACTTGCTTTTCCTAGCTTGGGCAAGTGAAACAAGGACCAAAGCGACTACTGCGTCATTTGATGAATGGGTGGATACTGTCGAATCCGTCAGTCCAGCAGATGAACAAAAAAAATAGTCGGGCTTGGTGATTCATCCGCTCATTGGTACATTGCAACACTAGCTTGCGAAACTGGGATTAGTCCCAGAGAGCTAATGGAGCTAGACGAGCGGATGCTGTGGACATTAGGCAGGTATCTGGTCTATAAGACACAGCGCCAAGCACCTCGCACTTGAGAGGACATCCTTCGGGGTGTCCTCTCTTTTTTTGCTTCGGTAGAATAGATAAAGAATAGGTGGTCTAAGACATTGAAAATTGCAACAAGTGGGCAAGGCACGATACAAGTCAAGTCCTCAGACTATAAGTTACTAATCAGAGAACTAAACAAAATTGATAAAAGCCTGTCTTTACAGCTAAGAAAAGACTACAAAAGAATAGCAAAACCAGCGCAAGATTCAGTAAAAAAAGAAATAAAAACAGTTGGCAAAGACGGCCCTTTTGCGAACTCCACAAGGACAGTTACGAGAAATGGGCAAACTATCAGAAAGCCGTACAACGGGATGTTGCATGGTGGTAGAACAGGCTGGGGAACCAACTACGGCTCTGCGGGTGGCCCGCTGGGTGACAAAAAAAGATACCCCTTTGATTCGGTTTTGATTCAAGCCTATGTAAAGGCTCAAAAGAAAGGCACTGGCATTGCTCGGTTGCAAGTAAGGTCGGCTGCAACTGTGATGACAGATTTGGCTAGAAACTTTCGCGGCGAAAAGAAAACCAGGGCTTATCCAATTCGGTTGTTTGGTGGACCAGTTATTATGCGTCAACACAGAACGACATGGAAAGGTGTGGCCTACTTTATTCGTGGTCTTGGTGCAATCTCAAAACCAAGCATGAGAGGAAAGTCACGAAATGTTTATCCTGGATTTGACAAGGCTTATCCGCAAATTCAGCGTGAGGCTGAGCTAGCAATCGAAAAGACTGTCAGAATAGTTAAAGCAAACATTGATAGGACAGTCAAATGAGCAATATGTTCTTAAACATTGTCAGCACCTTTCAGGGTGATGGCATCAAAAAAGCCACTGGAGAACTAAAGGCTTTTAGTGGAACAGTCCAGGGCTTTGGCTCTCTCCTGGGCAAAGCTGGTACAGCTCTAGCTGGTTATGTTTCTGTTGCTAACGCTGTAAAATTTGGTCGAGAATCTATTGACGCCGCTCGTGACCTAGAGCGAAACCTGTATGGTGTTGAAAAGGTTTTCGGTGGTCTTGCCCCACAGATGCAACAATTCAGCAAAGATGCTGTGGAGATGGGTCTAAGCCAATCTAAGGCAGCCAAGGCTTCTACATTTATCGGTTCGGTTCTAAAGCAATCTGGTTTTGCTATGGGCGATGTTGCCGTAGAAACACAAAAGCTTATTAGCCTAGCTCAAGACCTTTCCACCCTCTATGGCTACGATGTCCAAGAAGCCTTGCTTGGTATGACTGCTCTATTCCGAGGTGAATACGACCCGATTGAGAAGTTCGGTGTCGCTATGAAGCAGAGCGAAATTAACTCCGAGCTTGCCGCTAGAGGGCTAAACAATCTTGAGGGTGCAGCTAGACGAAACGCCGAGCAGACAATTCGGTTGGAGCTTTTATACCAAAGAGCCGCTGACGCAGTAGGAACTTTTGCCGAGCAAGAGGGAACTCTCTATGTCGAGCAAAAGAAACTCGGTGCTACCTTTGAGAACTTCCAAGCAACTCTAGGTGCTGCTGTTATTCCAGCAGTTGCTGAGCTAAACACTCTTTTCAGAGAACTTCTTGAAGACATTACACCAGGCATGGAGTCTGCTTTTGGTTTCTTAGCAGAGGTTCTGACAGGTGTTGTTGGATTCTTCCAAGAAGCTATGGACCCTACTACCGAATTTGGCGAAAGCGTTGCAGCACTAGCAATTCAGTTTGAGTCGTTGTTTACAACAATCTTTGGAAAAGATTTTTCAATAGCTGATTTCTTTGAAGGCATAACAGGTGTCATTTGGATTCTTACTGATGCTTTGCACGATGTCTTGATGATTATTGAAAATACCATAATTGGTTTTCAGGTCATGGGTGAGTCCATTGGGCTGTTCTTTACTGACATGGAAGCTTTCCTAGCTTTCGACCCCGCTGGAGAAATCCGCAGGCGCATTGACCTCAAAGACACAATCAATGCCAACCAGCTTGCCGTCAAGCAATACATCGCTGAGTGGGACAAGGCAAGAGAGCTTGAGCTAAGTGGACACATTTCTCAAATTGGCATGACTGCTGATGCTTGGGAGAGAGCGAAGATTGCGGCAAACAACTATGCAAGGTCGCTTGCTGGCTCAGCAGACTCAATCGAGCGTCAGCTTACAAGGATTGCTAATCCGCCAAAACCAACTGTCACATCCTCAAGCACAGCAAGTGCATCTACTGGTGCAAGCACAGCTCAAACCGCCGCTCAAAGGGCTATTGAAGAAGCAGCGGCTGCTGCTCAAAGAGCTGCGGAAGAAGCGGCTCGTAGACAGCAAGCAATTCTTGACAAGCGGAAAAGGGCCTATGAATCATTTAGAGATTCGGTCAAGTCATTATTCGGTCAGATAAAAGAGTCAATTCTTTCTAGCTTCAACTTGCCCGACCTTGGTAATTCAGTCAACTCAATTACAAGAAACATTCAAAAACTTCTTACAAGAACTAAAAGCTTTGCTAGCGACATAACTAAGTTAGCTGGTCTGGGCTTGAACTCAACCTTGCTACAACAGGTTATTTCAGCAGGACCTATGGGTGGTAGTCAATTAGCGTCTGCTTTGGTTACTGGCGGTGCTGGATTTATCAATCAGCTAAATCAGGCTTATGGCGAGTTTGGTGGCATAGCTTCTGGCATTGCCAATGTTGGAACTCAGTCAGCTTTTGCTAACCCTAGTATTGTCAATAACTACCGAATTGAAGTAAATGGTGGTGTTGGTTCTGGTCCAACAATCGGTAAAGCAATCGTAGACGCTATCAAGGCTTATGAGCGCACCTCTGGTGCTGTTTGGCAGGGCGCTAACTAATGCCAGCGCCAGTTGTCAAAGTTGAAATTGGTGCGAATCTAGGCAACAGAGATTTGAAGGCTTTTCGCCTAAACGATGCTGTCAAGGGCAGGCTTAACAACACCGAGTATACGCTTAGCGGTGACAGGCTCTACGACATAACCAACAGACTTCTATCGGCCTCTACATCAAGAGGAAAATCTCAAGCGCTGGACCGCATTGACGCTGGTCAGCTTTCAATCGTAGTAGACAACTCTGACCGACTATTTGACCCTCTTTATGATGCTGGTACTTATGCTGGTCAGCTAATTCCTGGTAAAGAAATAAGAATAAGTTGCAATGATTATCCAGTTATTTACGGCTATGTTGACGACCTAGACATTTCGTATGACCCTGGTAATGAATCTGTGGTTAGCTTTCAAGCTTCTGATGCACTCAGCAACTTGACAATAAACAACTTGCCAGAGGTTTTTCCACCTGTCGAGCTTTCGGGGGCAAGAGTTACTCGAATACTTGACTTGCCAGAAGTAGATTGGCCTGACGATGCCAGAATAATTGATTCAGGTAATACTGAGCTTTCCGACACAGACATAATTGAAGGCACTCAGGCAATTAGCTATCTTCAACTAATTGCAACCACCGAGGCTGGCGAAGTCTTTGTGTCGAAAGACAATAAGTTTGTTTTCAAAGAAAGAAACAGCGCACCAGGAATTATTGATGTAATTTTTACAGACGAGGGTTCAATACCAGGTTTTACAACTGTGCCGTTTGCTGAGTTAGGTGTTGTTTATGGGTCAGAGCAACTATACAACCGCATTGTGATTTCTAATGACCAGACAATACCAGACGAGGTTATTGCTGAAGACGCAGAATCTCAATTAGTTTATGGAGCAAGGTCTTATAGCCAAACAGGAATACTTGCCAATTCTCTAGTTGACCTTCAGTATTTAGCTGATTTATTATTAGCTAGGTTCAAAGAGCCTCAGTATCGCTTTGATAGCCTTTCGGTAATTTTGGATGTACTTTCAGAAACTCAGCAAAATGCGGTGTTAGACCTAGAAATTGGCGATATTGTGCAGGTTCGGTTTACGCCATC